GCGTCATCTGGGTCGGTTGCAACAACGTGAACCTCGTAATCCACAGTGTCACGCAAAACAACACGGTAAAGTTTCTCAGCCATCTGTTTCGACTCCCAATTCTTTAAGCAGGGAATTGACACGGGACTGAAGAACACTGATTGCAGTGTGGATGTGACCCGTGTCGTGGGGTTGCAACATGCTGTCAAGATGGTCTATCTCGTCCAGCAAAACGCTGATGTGCGTTATCAAGCTTTGTCTGTCTCGCATTTTACGGCCTCAAATTAAATTCGTTGGCGAACCTGCTGACGGTGCATTCAAGTTCTTGCAAATCATATGCAGACACATATTTGATACCACCATTGTCAGGATACAGGGCTATGTCAAGTATCTCATCAAGCTGTTTGTAGATTTGATGTATCACAAGCTTTTGCTCGTCTGTGAGTTTGTCAAACGCAGTTTGGCGTTGCTTTCGTTCTTGTTCGCGGAATTTTGCCCAATACGCCATGCGTTCTTTGTCTGTCATGTCTTTAAGTTCTTTTTTCATCTTCTTTAACCCTTCAGGTTTGTTTCGATACATAAGCCATATCGGAAACAAATGGGGGTGTCAACACAAAAAAGAAAAAGGGGCCAAGATTTCTCCCAGCCCCTTTCCCACACAACAACGAAAGGTACCCTACGGCGTTACCTCATAGGGTATGCAAAGCTTTAACACGGCCTTTCGGTTCGTGTCAAGCCACTTTTTGCAGTCCGATTCATTTTTTCCGACAAACAGTGTGACCCATTTGGCATAGTCCACACAATCACGCTTCTTCACAGACTCGCGATCTGTTTCTCCGATTCGGACTGACGACAACGGTGCAACAACTTCCCACCGCCACCGATTCGAAATAATGGGAAGCAAATCATTGCCCCGCCTATCTTTAAAACAGCGTATCATTCTTGCTCCTCTTCCAAAGCTTCCAAGTAGATATCTATAGCCTCCCTGATCAAATCAGCCACCGCTACTTGTTCTCGTGATTTCTTTTGCATATCGTGTGCATATTTTGAAAGTTTGTTGTACTGTTCTTCTTTCATCAAAAGATTGTACGTCTTTGTAGGCTCAAGTATCTTGTTTGGTCTTGGCATCAGCAATCTCTCTCTTCATTTCTTTTTCTCTTTTTTTATTTCTTTTATCTTCTACAATTCTTTTACGAAATTTATTATCCCTTAAATCTTTAGCTATAGGATTGATTTTATTTATTTTATTCATAATAGGGTTTCCCTTAAAGGGTGAGTGTTCTGTAGTGTTACCACGGCTTGTCAACTGCCGTCAACCAAAAAATTGCTGTTGACAAAGTTTTTTTTGTGGCGTATCTGTTGTCCAATGTCTTTTGACAAAAAAAGGAATGCAACAATGAAATCACCGTCTTGGCTCGTAGGATATGTTGAATCGCTCGACATTGTTCCTCTGACAAAATATCGGTCAGACTGTCCTGTCTGTGCCGGTAAAAATACTTTTAGCGTATCCGATGACGGAATGCAACGTCTGTGGTACTGCTTTCACGCAGATTGCAACGTGTCTGGGCGAACCGGAGTCACTCTGACAAAAGATTACGCTGACAAAGCTTTTAGCAGAAGGGTAAACAAACCACCCGCTACCCCTGTTGTGGCCAATGTTACATACGAGGTGCCAGACACTTTTGTCAGTCTTTCTCGTAGTTTAGAGGCCGAACTTTATGTAAAACGTGTACACGCTTACGATGCCTATCTCTCTGGATTGGCTGACATTCGTTTTGATTTTAAACGAAACAGAGCAGTGTATCTTGTCAAAGATAGAAACAAAGTTGTTGATGCGGCGGGCAGATCTTTGGATGGAAGAAATCCAAAATGGTACAGATACGGCACAAGCAAGCATCCATTTATTTGTGGAAATCACAGTACAGCTTTGCTTGTTGAAGATTGCGCCAGCGCGTGTGCAGTAAGCAACGTGGCAACAGGAATAGCTTTACTGGGTACAAATCTACTACAGGAACACATTGACAAAATTTCACACTACCCCAGTTTCTTTGTAGCGTTAGACAAAGACGCAACGGACAAGGGCATAGAGATGGTGCGTGTGTTGCGAAATTATGTACCTACAAAATTAATTGTATTACGAACAGATCTGAAAAACATGGAAAAGGACGAACGGGATGACTTCTTACGATCCTACATCGATTGACAAACAAGTTCTTGGATTTTGCTTGAGTGCAGAATTCTTTAGCAAAGTCAGTAACATAGTGGGAAGGGACATGTTCACGCGAGAGATGCGTGATGTGTTTGACACGATATTTTTCTCTCACACAAAGTATAACAAAGATCTGACAATAAACGAACTGTCTGCTTTGTTTAACGACAGAAATCCAGCTATGCCTGATAGCAGTCGAGAAAAGGCACAAGACTTAATCCGAAGCTTGGAGACAGGCAATCCGGAGAACACGGACTTGCATCTTGATTTGGTGAATAACTTTTGGTTGCGTGATCGCGCCCGCCAAATCGGAGAAAAGGCGTTGGATATCTTTACAGGTGACAGTGAAGAGTTCGGAGAATTGCGTAAGCTGATTGAAGCTGTAGAAGATGGTCGCATATCCGATAAGACAACATACAGCATTGTTGAATCGGATTTGCTGGAACTTCTTGAGGAACACGCGGGACCAAAAGATTTCCCTTTTGAGTTTGACCTGATCAACGAGAGAATAGATGGGCTTGATCGGGGCAACTTGGGAATATTGTTTGCCCGTCCAGAAGTAGGCAAGACAACTTTCTGCTGTTTTCTTGCGGCATCGTACATCCGGCAAGGATTCAAAGTGACGTATTGGGCAAACGAAGAGCCAGCCCCAAAAATTAAATTGCGTATGATACAAAGTTACTTTGGCGTAACACGACAGGAGATGGTAGACAAAAAGCACGAGTATATGGAACGCTACCTCTCCGAAATAGAACCGTTCCTGACGATCATGGATTCAGTCGGAACATCTATGGAAGAAGTCAACGAGTATGCCAAGCTAAACAAACCTGATGTTATATTCATGGATCAGCTTGACAAATTCAGGATTTCTGGAGAGTACAATCGTGGTGATGAACGCTTAAAGGAGACGTATGTTCTTGCCCGTGAGATAGCAAAGCGAAACGGGCTTCTTTTGTGGGCCGTCAGTCAGGCCAGTAACGATGCACACGACAGACAATTTATTGACTACTCGATGATGGACAATTCCAAAACAGGAAAAGCTGGTGAGGCTGATATCATTATCGGGATCGGAAAGACGGGATCAAGCGACATCGAAAATACCGTCCGACATATCTGTATTTCAAAAAACAAATTGAACGGATGGCACGGCAAAATCGATGTTATGATTGATGTGGCAAGAGGGGTTTACTATTGATGAGCAATCACGAAAACGAAGAAATTTTAGAACGCCTGTACGATGAGGAGTACAAAAGAGTGATGGAAAGGTGGCCCAAACTTGACGAAGATCAGGTGGGGATGTATGCTGCTTACTTTGCGCGTAAACGATTTGAGGAAGAATCACAATGAAAGTGTTGACATACGATGTGGAAACAACACACATCCATAAGCCAAACGGAGGTACGACTGCTCTACCCTATTTCGGCAACACTCTCGTTTCTATTGGTTACAAGTGGCTGGATGAAGATCAGGTGTTTTATGATTGTTACTACCACTCAACGGAGCCACCTACCCCGTCCGCCGCACAAGACTTTCAATCTGCGTTGAACTACGCTGATGTTCTTGTTGGGCAGAATATTAAGTTTGACCTGCAGTGGATACGCGAGTGTGGGTTCACATACGATGGAGACGTTTATGATACTATGGTTGCAGAGTATGTTTTATCAAAAGCCCAAAGGTGGCCTCTTGGACTTGCTTCTCTTGCAGAAAAGTATGGTGGAGTGCAAAAGGAAAAAGACCTTGTTCAGCCGTACATGGATTCGGGCAAAACATTTTACGACATCCCGTGGGAAATAATAAAAGAGTATGGTATAGCTGACGTACTTGCCACAGAGCATGTGGCTCTGAAACAGCTAGAAGCCTTTGGCACAACATTTGAGGAACTTTACAATGAACACGCTACTGCCAACACTACGCTTGTCGCTTGAGATGACTGACACGCTTTCTCGCATCGAAAGAAACGGACTCAAAATAAACAAAGACACGCTGATTGAAATCGAAAGGCAATACACAGAAGAACTAGAAGAACTGGAGATCAACTTGAACGCTATGGCTCGTGAGGCTATGGGAGACACGCCGGTCAGCCTGACGAGTCCGGATGATCGTTCGATGCTTCTCTATTCTAGAAAAGTAAAAGACAAAAAGGCGTGGTCGCGTGTATTCAATTTGGGAATGGAGCAACGTGGTGCAACTATGAAACCAAAGCAACGGACGCGCATGAAACGCAAAGACTTTGTTTCAACTGTCCGGAGCATGACAGATGTTGTCTACAAAACAAGAGGACAGCAGTGCAGTAACTGCTATGGAGACGGTAGATATAAGGTGACAAAAAAGGACGGCACATTGGGAAAGGCCACCCGTATTTGTCGGGTGTGCAACGGTGCCGGTATTTTGTATGTACCTACGCGAGAGGTAGCTGGATTCAAAGTTGTCCCGCGCAACCCGTTCGATGTAGCATCTGCCGGATTCAGGACGGACAAAGAAACTCTTGGGGAACGGCAAATGGAACTGTCAGGTGATGCCTTACAGTTTGTCAAATCGTACGTCCGATACAACGCGCTTCGTACTTACCTCAACACTTTTGTAGAAGGAATAAAAAACAATGTTGATGAAAAGGGCTTCATCCATCCGGAGTTTATGCAGTGTGTTACGGCAACGGGTCGCCTTTCGTCTCGCAATCCTAACTTTCAGAATATGCCACGTGGAAATACCTTCGCTATACGGAAGGTTGTCGAGAGCCGTTTCGAGGGTGGTTCGATCCTTGAGGGAGATTATTCCCAACTAGAGTTTCGTGTTGCGGGGTTTCTTGCCAAAGACGGACAAGTATATGTGGATGTGAATGCCGGAACGGACGTGCATAGTTACACTGCCAGTGTGATTGGTTGCACCCGTCAAGAAGCAAAGGCTCACACCTTCAAGCCGCTGTACGGTGGCACCACCGGAACAGAGGACCAGAAACGCTACTACACGGCGTTTAAAGAAAAGTATGAGGGTGTGACCCAATGGCACGATGACCTCCAGCGAGAGGCCGTAGAAAAGCGCGTAATCACCCTTCCAAGTGGTAGACAGTACGCCTTTCCAAATGCACGGTGGACAGAGTACGGAACAGCGGTGGGGCGGACCAACATATGCAACTATCCGGTTCAGGGTTTTGCTACGGCAGATTTGTTGCCAACTGCTCTTGTCAGGCTTGACAAATTATTTCAAAAAAATAATCTCAAGTCTGTAATTTGCAACACCGTTCACGATTCAATTGTTCTGGATGTACACCCCAGTGAAAAGGACATTTGTATCAGTCTGATGCGGGAGGCAATGCTTGCTCTACCTGAAGAGACAGAACAAAGATATGGCGTACGCTACGACATGCCTGTCGGAATTGAATTAAAAATAGGCGAAAATTGGCTTGACTTAGATGTGGTTGATGACTAATATCAATCTACCAACCCTTAACGCATAGGAGTTAAAAATGCTAGGGACAGATATAGTAGACATTAATAGTGAACTTGACTTGATCGAAAATGCGTTCTCCAGTGAGAACACAGAAGAACTGATGAAGCTTACCGGACAAAGTTCTGGTGAGGAAAAGAAAGGGCTTCCACGCCTGAGTATTAACTACGACATGGAGACTGAGGGCGGGTCAGCACTCACTCGTGGCGATTGGAAAATCTATCTTGGTGGTAGGTTCCTTTACGCACCGGAGATGACACTGCGCCCACTGCTTCGGATGTACGAGTATAGCTTGTGGGACGCCGAAATGAATGAGGGCAGGGGCGGTTTCTCTGCTAAGTCGGTACAAAAACCAAGCTTCTCCGGTTCGTTTCCTGACACTGCGGGGGGCAACAAGTGTGGTCGCCTGTCACGAGATGAAGAAGAAGGGCTGGATAAAGATGATCCTGCTTACCTAAACTCTCGTGCTGTTATCTGTAATCAGGTAATTTACGGAAGAATCAGCGGCGACTTCAAAGACGAACACGGAGAATCTGTGCGCGTAGATAATGAGCCACTGGTATGCTACTTTAAGAAGTCTGGTTTCAAACCGATGTCAGACTTTATTGCAGGACTTGCCAGCCAAAAGAAGCTGATGGCTCACTGCGAGGTTCTGATGAAAACTGCCAAAAACAAAAAGGGAAGTGTAACATACTGGACTCCGCTTCCTTCTTTGTCTGGAATCACTGATATTACAGAAGAAGACAAAGAACTGTTTAGCATGTTCCGCGAAACGATTGAGGGACATAACAACTATGTTATGAATGCTTATCGTGAAGCGCAGAAGCTTATGGTATCTGACGAAGACAGTGATCTTGCATCGGACTTCAGTGATGCTGACGCTGCTTAAAATCCAAGACTTCATGTCAAAAGCTATTCAGGGGGACACCGCTGTCTCCCTGACTAGCATTTCTAATTTTGCGGAAGAGTGCAAAGACTCTGCGTTGCGCCAGCTTACACGTGAACGTGGAGAGTGGCGTCTTCGCATGTCTGGAATCGGACGCCCTATGTGTCAGCAGTTGCTTGACAAACAGGGTGTCGAAGAAGAGATGGAGTACAACTCTCTATTCCGTTTTTTGTTTGGCGATATCACAGAGTCTATTCTTATGCTTGTTATGCGTGAGGCAGGTGTCGATATCGTTGACTTTCAACGTCCGGTAGAGTTGGACTTGGACGGCATAAAAGTAAAGGGCACACTTGATGTCATCATCCGTGATGAGGCTGGCATTGAAAAAGTTTGGGATATTAAATCTGCAAGCGACTGGGCTTTTAAAAATAAATTTACAAATTTCGGAGGATACGAAAAGCTAAAAGAAGATGATCCGTTTGGATATCTTATGCAGGGCTTTTTGTACGGAGAAGCTACTGGATTGCCGTTTGGTGGGTGGATTGTCGTCAACAAGTCCAGCGGAGAAGTCGCCGTAGTGGAATCCGGAGATTGGTCAGGAGAAGATAAAAACTATTATCTTGATTTGGCAAAGACACGTGTCAAGCAGTTGACTGGCTCTGACACAAAAATGGTAAAGTATCCCGATGAGTTCGAAACGTATAAACGAGGCGGAGAGGTGATTCGGACTGGCAACAAAATACTTGCGCGTCCGTGTCATCTGTGTGGGTATCGTCATCATTGCTGGCCTAACTCTCAGTTGCATCCAAAGGTTACATCGCGGGCAAAGACACCGCCTATGACGTGGTACTCGAAGCTTACAAAAAAGGAAGTATAATGCCTTACATATTTGTAAGAGATTACGATGTAGAGTTGATGGAGATGAATAAAGATCTTCACCACATCTACATAGAGTCGCACAGAAAACATGGTGGCGAACGCCGCATAGTGTACTTGCGTCAAAACGCCAGAGGCATTCCTCTTACGTTGCGCGACAACTACTCCGAAATGGGATTGCTTTCCGCAGAGACAGAGAAACGTGACATAACAACGGTAGAATCAGAAATACAAACAATAAGCAGAGTGTCACAATCTGGAGTTAATGTATGCGTTCCTCTGAACCATCTGACAAACGAACTTTCTCACATCGAAAGACAATCCCCAAAAGTGGCAGGGTACGTTCTAAAAAGACTGGCGTCTATAGGAATGGCGTTGTGAAAAAAAGTTCCGCACAAAAGGCGGGATACAGATCAACCTTTGAACTACACATAGCAAAATCCCTAGCCAATAATAAAGTTCCATTTGAATACGAAAACGTAAAATTAACTTACGTTCCAAAGCCGCGTGTTTACACACCGGATTTTTATTTGCCTGAATCAGACGTGTATGTCGAAGCAAAAGGATATTTAGACAAGGGTGACAGAGTAAAGATGCAACTGGTAAAGGAACAGCATCCTGATCTAGATATTCGATTTGTTTTTCAAAATGCCAACAATAAGATTTACAAGGGTAGCAAAACAAC